TTTTGCTTCAGCTTGTGCTTGTGCTTGTGCTTCTGCTTGTGCTTGTGCTTGTGCCTCTGCTTGTGCTTGTGCTTGTGCCTCTGCTTGTGCTTGTGCTTGTGCTTGTGCCTCAGCTTGTGCTTGTGCCTCAGCTTGTGCTTGTGCCTCAGCTTGTGCTTTTTTTATATCTAAATTTAATTTATTTTTTAGATTATTATAGTTGTTTGTAAAATGTCTTTTAACTAGATTAAAATAATATTGTTTTTTGTAATTAGATAACCTTGAATTCATAATAGATTTTATAGTTGAATTACAATAGTTTAATAAATTTTGAACATTTTTATTAAATGTTACATTTAATCCATTAATAATAGTTTTTATACTCATTATAATATATAAAAATAATATAAATTATAAAAATAAAAATATTATGCTGAACTATTAAATTATGCCCAGCTATTAAGACTTTGTGTATAAGGATTATTTTTAAACGCAGTTAAAATATCTGGAGAATTTCTCTCACAAGTAATATTTTGATTATAGGTTTGAGGCCCACTAATTTTTCCGTGTGTTTCAATAGTTGGATGTGCCATCGGCCCTGAGTTGCGAACATGAGCTCGGTTATTCATTCTATCTTCATCTCTGCGATGAATGCTAATATTATCATTTTGATTAAAAACTTGGGTTCCGCCTTGATTTGGACGATTAGGGTAAGTTTTATTTACATTATTGTGTTGCATATAAGCCGAATCATAACTCATAGAGGCCGGTTGCTCATTCGGTCCGGCCACACCAGAATAAGAAATATTTGTAGAATCTCTTTGTAAATGAACCGGTTGATGGTCACTTACTAAATAGCCAGTGGAATTTTGGTTTTGATAATTTAAATGGTTAAAATCTAAACTAGAAACATTCATTTCTTTAATAGTTGTTTTGGGTCTATCTGCTGGATTAAAAACGGTTCCTTTTGATACAATAGAGCCAGCATTACCAGATGACCTTATATTTCCAATAACATTTTCTTTTCGTGATGGTCTTAATATATCTAAAAGAGGCGACATCACCGCACTAACTACACCGCTCACCGCGCCATAACCTTTTTCGTGTTTTGTAGTTGACCTATTATTAGGTAAAGAACTATAACCTTTAATTCCATAATCAGTCTCAGTAGGCATGTATTGTCCAGTAGCAGTAGGGTTTGCTATATGATTAGGTTCTAAAATGGGTCTTTTTGGATTTTCATATTCTCCTTTTGAATAGGTTGCTTCATTATTACTTGCGCTTAATCCAAAATATTCAGCAGTAGTTGTAGTTCTATTAACGTCTTGTAAAACTTCAACACCTCTAGCCGTTTGTGCTTTTTCTAAACCGGTTGTAGTAAACCATCTTTCCTGTCCAACATTATAATATGTATCCGGTCTATTTTTTTCTACCTTTCCTTGGGTTTGCGCCGTTCCGGCATTTTTTATCAATGAATCAGCTGGTCCTTCGTGTCCACTTAACCCATAGGTTATTTTCGGATTTGTATCAACACGAAGTTCATTTGCTGTTTTGGGTAACCAAGATTCTCTTGATTCCATTCCAGAATTAAACCCATTACTGCCTTCATTTGTAAAACCTTTATTTAAACCTGGAGCAACTCTTTGTTCTTCCCATGGCTTCACATTAGCCATTCGCATACTCGGATTAACTCTAGATTGTATAAAATCACTCATGTTCGGCGAACCATTGGCATATTGCATATTCTGAAGAGGTTGAAATAATGGGGCTTGCTCTTGTTTTTTAATGTGCTGCGATCCAGAACCCTGCATATGGTCTAAAACACTTTCAGATGAGTTCATATCAATAGTCGCGCCTTTAATTTTTGCTCCAAAAAAGGGAACCATATTATTGTGTTTAAATTTTTCCGTATCAATAGCATTACCAGTTAGGGAATAATTTTGTTTAGTGCTGCCACCTACACTAAAAGATGAGTTGTTTTGTTCTATATTAGAATAATTGGTTTGATTAAAAAATTTATCAGTTGTCTGATTTGGATTAGAATATTTATTTACATTCAATTGATTAACAGAGGAAGAATCAACTGGGTAATTTTTACTTATCATTGGTGGATTTACTCCAGGTAATTCATTTTGTATTTGCGTCATATTAGTTAATCCTTCCTTATATTTTTTAGTATTTTTATCTTGGTTAGACATTATATACATACTTCCTAATGCAATAAGTGGAATTGCTATTTCAGCCATTATATATAAAATAATATATTAAATATTATATTATTTTATATATTATTTAATATATAAAATATTTATTAAATAATATTAATAATACTAAATGTATAATACTAAATGTATAATACTAAATGTATAATACTAAATGTATAATACTAAATGTATAATACTAAATGTATAATACTATCAATAAAATAAAATAAATTAAAAGTGCGTGGTATTTAAATTCGGAGGACAAGCAATAAAATTATCTTTTTGAACAATACGAGTGCTTATATTATTTTCAAATCTAAGACATGTATTTTCTTGAGGGTTAAGTGGTAATGTATACCAATCAACTTGTTCTAAATCTCTTGCGGTCCATGCTGGATGTGTTGCTCTTGGTTGTTCTGTAGTTGGTTGCGTTGAAGGATATTGAACCCTCTTACTTTTTACTGCTTTATTGCTATATTCATCACTATCTTTATGGTCACGGTTTATTGGGCGTGTTAGGCCCATTAAATCGCTCTCTAAATTAATAGTATTGGTCATTAAATTTGCCCCCCATTTTTGCAATCGTATAAAAGGGTCATCCATAAACATCGGTTTATCTCCATTTCCAGGCACGTTCAGCATATATCTTCCTATACCAGTTGTTTCTTGTAATTGTTTTTGAATTCTACAAGGGTCATCATGAAAACGTGTGAAGGCCATTGTATCTATATTTATAAAATATATTATTTTATAAATATATGCATTAAATGTATTAAAATAAATGATAATATGTGTTTACTGTAAAAAATATGGTCGTTGATTATTTTCAATCACTAATGGATTCGGCATACACATAGGCAACCTCTCAAAAAAAGAAATAGTCGGAATTGTTTTAAGTTGCGGGTTTACTGGTTTTTGAGGAGATACTAAATTAGTTGAATTTATTCCAAATAAGGCCGATTCAACATCAATAGGATTGGCTGAAAAAGTTTCTCGTGGCATATGACTCGGATTAATACCCAATGTAGAAAGAGATGGTTTATAAGCCATTCCATATTGTGAATTAACAAAAGTCTCATAATTTCTTGTAGAATAATATTTTGTTTGTTCTAAATTATAATTTCCTGGCGTATTATTGTTTCTAGTTGAAGCCATTTATATAATATATTATATATTATATAATAAACTATAATTTAATCATAAGATTTTCTAATGTTTGAAAAGATACTTTACCATTTCGCATATATTCGCATATACATTTATGAAATAAATCAAAATAATCATATGTAAATAACAAAGTAAATATTATTTTATCATCCTCTTCGTCACCACTGTCTATTACAGAATCACTTATATTTTTTATATTAATATTTTTTTTTGCCATTTCAATAATATCTCTAAATGTACTATCCGACTTAGTTAATAATTCATAAAGTTCAAAACATAGATTATTAATAACATTATCATCCCATTTTTCTAAATTAAAAGCTTGTAATATTTGTATTTGATATAAATCATCGGTAAATTCGTCATCCATGCGTTTATAAGTACAAATAAAATCAGTTTGATACATTAAATAATATTTATTATGAATATTATTTAAATTCTTATTTTTTAGTTTAATTATATGAATCATTTAATTATATTGATTATTTGTATGCGTTTGGGAATATTCTTTATCTCTAGTTAATTCTCTAGAAGGAACCCCGCCTCGTATCCAACCTTCCGCAGCCACACCTTCTATTAAATTTGCCGGATTGGATATGGTCGCATGTAATGACGGAATCATGGGCGTATGTCTATATGTCATATGACTAATTTCACTACTCGGGTTAATACTTTTTTTATTATTAGCAAAATCACCTTGTTGCATCTGTGCTTCCAAAATGATATCACCTTGACCTCTGCCTAAAAATGGCACCGTAAGGTAAGGGCGCTGTAATAAACTAATTCTACATTTAGGTCTATTAAGAGCGCTTAATAATAAACTAGAATTCTCATCTATATTACACCCCCCAATACCAACTTGATGACTTCCTGTAAAATTTACATTCGGTTGGCTTGTCGCAAAATCAATTGCGCTACCCATTGGACACTCCGGACGAAAATTATCAAGCATATAGGATGAAGCATGTGAATTTTGAACACTTCTTTGACTAAGGTCTAATTTATCATCGCCTAATCTTGTAATATTATTGAATGTATAATCATAGACGCTGGCCATTTATATAATGATTCAATATAATATTTTTACTAAATAATATATTGAAATCGCGAATTATTGAATTATTAAATATTAATTAATCCAATGAGGCGGGGCACTTCTAGTACAAGCAAATTCATCGCCGTCCTTACACGAAATCATATCGCCGTAACAGTATTCTGCAAATGATTTTTGATCATTTGGGATGGTTGTATTTGGCGTAGAATTCCAGGTTCGCATGGATTGATCAAATACAAAACTATCTCCTAAATCTTTAAATAATCTCTCGTCTATATTTGTTTTATCGTCAAAATTATTTGTGATGAATTCTTTCGTTTTTTCATTCATATCATTTTCTACTACCTTATTATAACAGGGCGCCGCGGTTTTTCTATTTGGATTATCATCTATTTCGGTTAGTAACACATTCATCGCTGGATTATTTACACTGGGTTCTGTAAAATTTTTTCTAAGCATTTTGTATAATTCTGGATTAGTAAATCCTTCTTTAGTATTTAAATCTTTAATATTTGTCTTTAATGTATTTTCTATTTTCATTTTATACAGCAAAACTAATGAGAATAATGTGATTGCTCCTGTTACTATTATTTTTATATTTTTAGTTATCAAATAACCTAAAATAGTTAATAATAAAACTAATCTAGTAATGCCATTAAGTTTTTCTTCTATAGTCATATTTTGTAATGGCCATATTTCCATAATCTTATCTTTATTAAATAAAACCATTGGATTATTTAACCAAAATGCTGTATCCATTTTATATATATTATATTTTTTATTTTAATTTAATATATATTATTCATTTAATATATATTATTCATTTATGACATATTAATTTATTACTTAATTTATACAAAATCATTTAGTTTTTGCTCTTCTTCTTTTTATTTTTTGGCTTCTTCTGACTACGTTCGACTTGTTCGCCAGTACTAAATACTAACTCTTCTACATTAGCCGTTGAAATATTATCTGCTGATTGTGTTTGTGTTTGTCTTTGTGATTGTGTCTGTGTCTGTTGTTGCTGTTGCTCTTGCTGTTGCATTGATTTGGCCAATTGATTGGCAGCAAGTTTCGCCCGCAATCTATCTTTTTGAGTGGCCGACTTCATACTTCTTTCTAAATTTGCTTGCATTGCGCCCATATTCATTTTTCCTCCACCGCCACCCATGCCCATCTTACTCATCATCTCTTTCATTCCTGGCATATTTTTCATATGTTGCATCATCTCACCCGCCTCTTTTAATAATTCGGTTTCATTTATATCGCCTTTCTTTAATTTTTCATCTAATTTAGACCCTACATTTTTTACTAAACTCATCAATTTAGTCGGGTTCTTAAATAAACGTTTAAATACATCATTCATTGATTCCGCATTTTCCATATTAATATTTAAATCTGCAGCGGTTTCTTCCGCAATCTCTCGCGCAAGTTTTCCTAATTTACCTTCCATCATTTTACTAACATGTTCGTGTAAATCTTCGGGGTTTGGCAAATCTTCTAAATTAATACCGGATGTTTTTCCAGAGGAGGAGGAAGAATTTTCAGATGTATCACTGTTTCCACTCATATCAAACACATCTTTCATTTGCGAAATTGTTTCTTCTAACTTACTTTTAAACTCTTCTTCGTTAATCGCCTCAAATAATTTTGCCGTATTTCCAAAGGATTCACCACTGAAAGCTTCTTTGTTTGAAACAATCGTAAATAAAACTAATTGAAGATACTTCCAAATCGTTTCACGCGTTTTATCTGTCAAATTCTCCTTCCACAGTAGTTTGAAATCTATATCGGGCAAAAAATCCGCACTATTTTTTTCATTCGTAAAAATAGTATCATTCTGATACAATATATCAAAAAATTTATCTGGGTATGTTTTCATACAATGTTTAAATACAAAGTCTATTGATTCACTCGTTTCGTCATTATCCATCACGACGTTTTTTAGATGAACGTTCATGGTCGGTGCCAACTCTGGAAAAGAAATTAAGATGTCCTTCGTCATATCAACAATTATCTTTTTAAAGTCTTTCAAAAAACTTTCATTTTCCATTGTATATTTTGATTTAAAATATTAGTTTTAAATCAAAAAAGAATTAATATTATTTACTTATATTATTTACTTATATATTTACTTATAATATTTACATATATATTTAAAGGTATAATACATTATTAGTTAAATTATATTGTCCTTTACATTTACAGCATTGTCCGTTACATTTAGAGCATTGTCTGTTACATTTACAGCATTGTCCGTTACATATAAATGTAGATTTTATAGGGTTTATAATGTCTATTGGTTTTGACACGATTCTCGGTTCGGCTGATATTGGTCTAAATACTCCTGATTCTGGTAGTGGAACTTGTCTAATATATTTATTCCATTTACTTCAATGATTTCCATAATATATTAAACGAATTAATTAATATATTAGAAAATTTTAATTGTATTATAGATTGGTAAATAATAAATAACTTAAAAATATACCAAAAAAGTTTTTTGAAAATAAATCCAAAATATTATAACACATATTTTTTATTTTATAAGGTAAAACCGCAACTAAACCATATAACGACCAAATAATTAAAAAGTAAAAAAATATATTTAAACCATCATTGCTTAATAGAGCATATTTTTCATAAATAATATAAAAATAAATCAAAAATGGAATAAACCCTAATAACACTCCTAGCAATACAGGCATTAAATTAATTTCACCTAAATAACCAAATAAAAGCATTAACCAATTAAGTACAAAAATTTTAATAATAGTATAAAATTCTTGGTTAAATAAATCAAAAAAATTAAGATTATAACTAGTATTGTTTTCTTTATATTTTAAATAAATTAAATAAAAAATCAAAGTAAGTAACATTGTCGGGGTTGTAATTGCCCAATCAAAATATCTTTTTGGCGTAATATTTAAAATACTGTTAAAATTATAAAACCAATATATATAAAATGCGCCTTCTATAAACTGTACAATTACTTCTAATAACAACATTTGTTGTAAAAATAATAATTTGGATGGCACATTAATAAATACTGCAATTACTTCAATAATACTGCTTATTACTTGTATTATAATAGATAAAATTAATGTTGTATAAATGTTTAAATTTATCATTTATTATTATATAATAATTATATAATATTTACAAATACATATCACTTAATTTCAACAAATTCTGCATGTATTTAATAACCTTAGCCTGTTCACTTACGTTCATATCTCTCACCGGTCCACGAAGACAGTCAATTTTTTCCAATATCTGGTTTGATGAGCCTACGCCAATGTTATTCAAATCCTTCTGATAATCGTTATTAATGAAAAAATTAATATCACCCTTTTCAATTTCATTTCTATATCCAGAGACAACGTGTTCTTTAAACGACATAATCAATAAACGCGGATTTGCTTTACGTAATTTACCCAAAGCAAGACTAACGGTAGCTATATCGGAATTATCCGGAAAAACTAGCTGGATATCTTGAACAAATTGCATAAAATGATCATTAAACGCTGATAATATTTGAGTCTTATCCATAGTGTTTTATTATAATATAATAAAAGACGTTTTAAATTATTATTTTTATTATATTATTTTTATTTAAATTATTATCTATGCATATTTATCTATGAATGTCGGTATTTCTTTGCTGTTGGAGTTTTTCTAAAGAAACACTTCCAATTGTATCGGGAGCATATGTATCCGGCGGGGTTTCTATGGAAGTATTATAATCCAGGGTTGCGTAATGATGTTGTTGTCGCATACCTCCATCGCCTTTTGCTGCTAACGAATCTGCGTCTTGGTCCAGAAAACTATAATTATCAGAAGCGACGCCATACAATGACCCCGAAATAGAAAATGCTAAAGGTTCTCCATTATTGTGTGTTGCGACTTTTGCTTGGGTTATTTGTTGCGGTTCTAAATGTTTATTAATGTCTTTACCAAATAATACATGATGACCTTGATTTAAAAGTAATAGAGCAGGAACTTTTGTTATGGTCGGCGGCAAAAGTATTTCCTGCCCATTCTCTAAAATTATATAAGTTGCGCCATTTGCTTTTTTTGTGCGTTTATCTATATTTAAAAAATGCATATCTTTTTGTACACTCGGCCATTTTGAGATTGTTTGTAATAGACCTTTACAATTTTCGCAATAGTTGCTATAATATAATATTGAACTCATTTATATATTTTATTATTTAAACAATATATTTTTAACTTATTTAATAGAAACTTATTTAATAGAAACTTATTTATATAAAAAATTGATTTAATAATAAAAGAGTATTATATATATATACTACAGCAATGAATCCTCTTATTGAAATCGGTTCTGAAGAACAAGGCATTCTTAAATTTAAATTGAGCGGTGTAGATACTAGTTTAGCAAATGCTATTCGCCGAATAATCTTATCTGAAGTCCCTACTCCAGTTTTTAGAACATCCGGAGAAAATAAGAAAGTTACTTGGATTACGAATACGACGCGTATGAATAATGAACTTATTGGTCAACGCTTAAGTTGCGTGCCGATTCATATTACAGATACAGAATTTCCATTTGAAAATATTCGGATTGAAGTTGATAAAAAAAATGACGGTGATATTATTGATTTTGTTACTACTGGCGATTTTAAAATTAAAGATATAAAAACTGATAAATATTTAACTGACGTCGCAACTAGAAAAATATTTCCACCCAATCCTTTAACTGGTGATTTTATTGATTTATGTCGGCTACGCCCTCGTATTTCAGATGATATTGCCGGAGAACATTTGAAATTTACATGTATGCTAGATATTGGGACCGCGCAACAGGATAACGCATTTAATGTAGCAGCGACTTGTTCTTATGGCTTTACCTTGGATGAAGGAAAGATAAAAAAATTATACAATGAAAAGAAAACCGAATTATCAAAAACGGAGATGACCAAAGAAGATATTGAATTTGCCTTGAAAGATTGGATGCTTTTAGAAGCAAAAAGAAATTATACTCCAAATTCGTTTGATTTTATTATTGAAACCGTTGGTCCCTTTTCAAATTCGGGTATCGTTCATAAAGCATGTGATATTATGATTAATAAACTAAGAAAATTTCAAAATACAATGAATAATCAACAAGATTTGATTTCCATTTCTAACACGACCATCGTAAACGGGTATGATATCACTATTCCAAACGAAGGTTACACCTTAGGAAAAGTGATTGAGTATGTGTTATATTCAAAATATTATGGTACAGTGCTTACTTATTGCGGGTTTCAAAAACCACATCCTCACATTGATATTTGTAAAATTCGTCTTGGCTTTAAAGACATGATTGAACCCTCTAGTATTGTAACTTATTTAGTTGATGTGGCAGATGATGCTATTAAAGTATATGAGAAAATCATGGGGTCGTTTAAATTAGAATAAATAATATTTTATATATATAAAAAGATGATTACTAAACAAAATAAGGATGATTATGATTTTGGTGTTTCTGGTATATTAGTATGGAGTTTTCATATGATAATAGGTATATTTTTTGTTTATGTTGGGTATGCTATATTACTCCATAAACGAATTCCTCCTTATATTTCGGTCTCTGTTATCGTTTTAGGTGTTCTTGCTTTTTTATATCATGCACATTTATGGTATATTTCTACACAAAAATCATTAAAATCTTAAAAATTTATATTATAAAATTTATATTATAAAATATAAATTTTTATAAATATAATATAATATAATATAAATGAAAAAATATACTAAAAAAATAAAACAATGGCATAAAATTTTGAATATAAATGATGACTATAATTCTAGTAAACGAAAAAATATGACTAAAAAAAAGATTTGCTATAAAAATACAAATATTACAAGAATATGCGAATCGGCAAAATATACTACTTATACTGATCAATTATACAATAAAGATAATGTGGTTATTGTTAATAGTTATGTGTCACAAATAGATAATAAATTTAAGAAATATAAAAAATATAAAATTCCAATGGATAAAAGAACCCATTATATGGCTGATAAATTTAAATATATGAATACTCTTGATATAAAACACCATAATTTAATTACAAATGATTTTTATAATTATGTAAATTTACAATGGATGAAAGAAATTATTATTGAAGATGAACCGAAATATTATGTAGAAGTAGATAATTTTAGAATAATACAAGAAAAAGTATTTTATCAACTCGTTAAATATGTAAAGGAATATACAAAAAAGAATAAAACCTCTAAAAAAGCGGTTGCTATTAAAAATTTATATAATTCTATGGTTAGCGAGTCAAATGTTAAGATGAATAATCATGTTAAACAAATTTTGGATTTTATTGATGATACATTTAATGTAAAAACAAAAACAAATATATACGATGTTCTCTCCGCATTAAATTCAAATGAAATCATATCTTGGGGTTCTCCTATACAATGGCAATTATTACCTGATGAAAAAAATGTAACAAAATATATAAGTCATTTGTCTATGGCCAAATTAAGTATTTATGATTATTTAATATATATTGATGACCCAAGCGATACAGTAGACACAAAAAAATATAAAACATACATTAAAACACATTTTTTTAAATACCTTAATCAATTATTTTCATTATATACTCCAATAAATAGTGATAAAAATAATCATAAATATAATCCTCAAGATATTTGGGACGTTGAATTGGAGTTATTAACTGCAATGGGGTGTAATAAAACCGCGAATAATAATATATATAATTCGGTTAGCGGAGATGAATTAGAAAGAGAATATAACTTTAATTGGAGAGAATTTGCTCAAAAATTAGGGTTTAAGGAGATACCAAAAAGAATTGTTGTTTCTAATTTAAGTGCCTTAAAATGTACAATAAACCTATTAAAAGAAAAATGGAATACGCCAAAATGGAAAACGTATTGGATGTATCTTTATTTGAGACAAATGTCAAGATTCAATAACAAAGACAGATTAATATATTTTAATTTTTTTAAGAAAATATTACAAGGAAATCCCGTAAGTATGCCTGATGAAATTTACCCAATCACTGGATTATCTTTGTGTTTTAATACATTTTTAACTGAACAATATAAAGAAAATAATAATAATCAGTTATACGTTGATTATACCGAGCATTTATGTAACGATTTACGAACATTATTTTATTATAAAATAAACAGAAATACTTGGCTTGACCCATCCACCAAAAAAGCAGCATTAAAAAAATTATTGAAATTAAAATTAGTTGTTGGCTCACCAGAAAAATTAAGAGAAGACCCAATATTTGATTATAAATCAGATGACCCTTGGTATAATATGTTACTATTGATAAATTGGAAACACAAACAATATCTCTCATTAGAAGGAAAGGAACTTATTGATATTCCACAAATTGATTGGGAACACTTTAAATTAACTGGAACCCAGTCCTATATAGTAAACGCATTTTATATGCCGACAAGTAATTCTATTTATATTCCCTTGGCCTATTTACAACCGCCCTTTATAGATCTAAAAGAACGGGGCTTAGAATATAATTTGGCTTTTATTGGATATACTATTGCCCATGAACTTTCACATTGTTTTGACGCCAATGGAAGTAAATTTGATGAAAATGGCAATTTAAATGATTGGTGGACAAAAAATGATAAACTAGAATATCAGAAAAAAATAAAGGATGTTATTAATCAATACGAAACATCCGCAAAAAGAGACGGAATAGAGTTTGACGCAACAATTGGAGTAAGCGAAAGTTTAGCAGATATTTCTGGTATGTCTTTAATTGAAGAATATTTACGAGACGTTTTAGTTATTGATAGAGATATTGATATTATTCGGCGGACTAATTTAAAAAAATTATACTATTATTTGGCTATTCAAGGTAAACAAAAAATATATAAAAATGCGATAAAATCTCAATTAAAAATAAATCCACATCCTTTGGAAAAATATAGAGTTAATTGTCCTTTATCTCGGCTACCTTTATTTAAAGCTATACATGGTGTTAAAAAAGGTGACGGTATGTGGTGGCATAGTGATGATACTATTTGGTAGGAGTTATTTTGATATATTGATATATTTTCATATAATATATATTAATATTTTTGATACTTAAAGAAAAACTCAGAAAATTTCATCCAAAAGAGTTTTGCAAAAATGGAAAATGGACATTTATAAATGTCCAAAATGGACTTTTGCAAAACTCTTTTGGATGAAAAAAAGTCAAAAAATGGATTTAGACCATAATGCTCTCATTTTCAAAAAGTTATAAAAACTTTGTGATTGTAACTTTTTTTATAAAATTAATAAATTAAATTTAAAAGTATTTAGGTGAAAAATAATATTACTAGTATATATAAAAATGGTAACTGAAAATTTCACAGATTTCACCAAAAAATTTACTTGTAATTATTGTGATATAAAATGTAGTAGAAAAAGTGAATGGGATAGACACATATTGACCAAGAAACACAATAGTAACATTACAAGTAACAATGGTGACATAATAAAAATTTCTGAACCAAAAATATTGGTATGCGATAAATGTAATAAAATATATAAATCTAGAAAGGGATTATGGGGTCATAATAAAATATGTAATAATGAAATTAATAATGATAATGAAAATGAAAATACTATATTAGACGCATCCTCAAATGAAATTAAAGTATTAACAAATTTAGTAATAGAATTAGTTAAAAATAATACAGAATTACAAAAACAAACATGTGAATTACAAAAACAGATGATTGATGTATGCCAAAAGCAGAATCAGGATTTTCAAAAACAAACTACTGAACTACAAAAACAGATGATTGATGTATGTCAAAAAATACAACCAGGGAATAATACAACTATAAATACAAATAGTCATAACAAAACCTTCAATCTCCAATTATTTTTAAATGAGGAATGCAAGGATGCTATGAATATGTCAGAATTTATTAATTCTATCCAATTGAAAATATCTGATTTAGAAAATATTGGAAAACTCGGTTACGTAGAAGGTATGTCCAATATTATAATCAAGCAATTAAATGATACGGATATGTATAAAAGACCTGTTCATTGTAGTGACGCAAAGAGAGAAACTTTATATGTGAAGGAGGAAAATAAATGGGAAAAAGAAACTCAGGAGACGAAACAAATGATAACGGCTGTGCGGGGCGTAAATAAGAAGAATTATCAGTTGTTAACCACTTGGAAGGAGACACATCCAAAATGTATGGATAGTAAATCCAATCAAAGTGATGAGTATATGAAAATAATGAGTAAAGTAATGGATGGCGATGAAGAAAACATAAATAAGGTCATTAAAAAAGTCGCAAAGGAGGTGGTGATTGAGAAATGAAAAGGTATAATATAATAATTTATATATATATATATGTGGTTTTTAATTGATACTAATAAACGAATTTTGTTTGGTTGGTCTGGCAAATGTGGATGCAGTCATATTAAACACATTTATTGGTTTTTACAAAGAGACGAATTAGAAAAACCAATTCACAGAGTGGAAGATGAAAATAATCTGCCTGATGATATTGAAAAATATACAACAATAATATTCATTAGAAATCCTTACAAAAGAATTATATCAGGATTTTTAGATAAATACGCTAAAGAAGGAGAATTTAGGAATTTATGGAAAAATTCGGTTTTGTCATTTTCTCTATTTGTAGAGAAACTTATAACTTATGACTGGGACACAATAGACTACCACCACTTTACACCACAATTATCAGATGCATTTGATAAAAAAATACTTCTTTCAAAAATTATTAAATTTTATGACATTGAAAAAATTGATTATGAATACATAGGACAATTATATAATAAAAAAATACCTGAATTTATTATAAAAAAAAAAATCGGACACGAAAGATCTGAACGTATAAATATAAACCTGGGTTATTATAATTCATATGTATATGATTTAAATATCGATGATTATAGTTCTTATAATATTGATATAAAATATTTTTATAATGAAGAAATACGAGAAAAAGTATTTAATTTTTATATTGAAGATTTTAATTTTTTTTATGAAAATGGATTTGATTACATAAAAATGAAATCTTAAATGTAGAAAGGTCTATTATTTTGCTACACTAATAAATATTAAAATTTGTAAAATTTATTATTACATTGTATAAATTTTACTTTTTAGAATTAGGACATGATATAATAGCGGTGACAGATTCTAGAGCGAGCTATCTGTATTATCCGTATTAGGGTTTGGTTAAGGTTTGTGGAGCAGGCACAAGAGAAGTCACAGGCTGAACTGAAACTAGAGTTGTCTCTCTATCAAGAGCACTATCAAGAGCACTACCAACAGCATCAGCAGCATTACTAAGAGCACTATTAACAGCATTATTAACAACACTAACGGGTGACGTTGGTGTCACCAGTTCAGCAAACATACCTAAAAACTCTAATATTTTTTCATCGGTAAATACATTTTTATGAATAGATGAAAAGTCGTTTTTATTAAAAAAAAACCAGGTATTCTCATCAAAATCACCATCTACTTGTTTTGAACCTTGTTTAATTTCTCTAAACGCATCTATCATCATGTATAAGTATACAACTGTATTATATTCTGGGTTACTATTATCAGGTGATTCTATAAATTTTTTAAAATTTTTAATAATATCTGAATCTAACATTTCTTCAATTTTTTTTTTTATCTTATCGTTTTCATCAGATGAATATTCATTTTTTATAGTATTTAAAATATAGTCTAATTCATTAAATCCATTATCAAACGTTATATCATTAATTGAAAAAATTAAATTAGATTTTTTTGGGTCTGGTGTTGGTGGTTCTACTGGTTCTGCTTCTACTGATGCTCTTGCTGGTGGCTCTGATGTTCCTTGGGTTATTTTTACAATTTTTTCAAGTGATAGTTGTGTCTTTGTGTCTGAGAAACTATCAACTATAGTTTCATTTATAATATCATTTTTTTCATTCACATCTATCGTATTTGTATATTTTATATATTTGTCCATCTTTTCGTCAATCTGTTTTTTCGTTTCTTCATTTAAATTTTCTAAATAAATAAATTTTGTATAATCGTCACCATTGACAGTGTCAATATCCCACAATAATTCCATATCTATAATTTTGTTTACTATGGCCCTTATATCATCATCTGATGGTATTTCGGATATCTCTATGTCTTTAGTAAAGAAAAACTTATATTTTCGAGAATTATCATCTACTTGACTCATAATTATAATATATATTATATAATATAATTTTAAATATAAATTTTAATGTAATTTAAAATTTTTTATGTTTAGTATATTTTTTTACATTATTTTTTTTATATTTATATGTGTGGTTTTTATTTAATCTATTTTTTAAATCTTTCCTATATATATTTTTTTTAGTGTATTTTTTATATTTTAAAACATTTCTTTTTTTAGTGTATTTTTTTTTATTATTTATTTTATTAATTAAAGGATATAGCATTTGTTTTTTGCCTCCTGATGTTTCTCCGGATTGTTCTACCTCAGTATAACTCATATTATAAATGAATGCATTTGGATTTTTGTCAAAGAATAATTTAAAATAAAGATCCCTAATATTATCAGGTTTATTAAATTCATCAAGGGGTATTGATATAAATTCTTCTAAAACATTATATCCGAATTTTTCCATATAATCGGATTGATTTCTAAACAAATCACCATTTAATATTTTTTTACCAGACCTATTTTTTAAATATTTTGATAAAATAAAACTTTTTAAAAATGTAATTGCTTGTTTAGTATAAACGTTATTATCTTTTTTGCCAAATAATTCATCATATGGTATTAATTCTACAGAATCTGAGTTTATATTGGCTGATGTTATATCTATTTTACAATTTAATAAGGGTAATGTTTTTGCGGATTGTTCTCCTATTGTTAAATTAATATTTAATTTAATACTGGATAAATTAAGAGGTTCAATAAAATATTTATCTTGTTCATCTTTTCTTAATTCAATTTTTGGATGTGGACTACATTGATAATTAAACATTAAATTTAGTATATCAAAATATGCCTTATGTAAATGTAATTGATCTTTGACATCCTCCGGAAATTTTCCCAACGAATAAATAGTGTAAATAGTCCATAATTTATCAACATCTTGTCTTAATAATTCAAGAAAATTCGGAAATCTTCTACCCATACCTGCGTTTACATCAATAAATTGAGTTTTCATTTCATATTTGTATCCTGCTGCAACAACAGCCATAAGACCTTTATGTTCAGAAGTAAAATCAGTGATGGCGTCAATCGCTTCAGTTCCAAATGCGTCAAACGCATTATCTTTATTCTTTTTACCTGCGATTGAATATGCTTCATCTAAAAATATAACATTTCCTAACCCTTCTGTAAATCGCTCATATACTTTCGGAGCAGTTTGACCCGTATATGAACCAATTATATCAGGTTTTTTAATGCTGATTAAATTGCCTGTGGGCAAAAACCCAGTTAAGTTTAATGCGATGCCTATATTATTTGCGGTATAACTTTTTCCAACCCCAGGTGTTCCAACTAAAACTAAATTAAATAAATCATATAAAGGTTCAATTATTACACTTTTTCCTCTACTTTTTTTAGGTTCATTTAAATATAAGTTTACATATTTTAATAAAATTTTTTTCCATTCTGGCACGGAGTCTAAATCGTGTTTTTCAATCATGTTTATAAACTCTTCTAAATTTTTTAAAACTTCGTCTTTTATTTCTATAACTATACCACCAAAAGTTTTAAGAAAATCATCGTTATCAATAGGTAGGTCATAATTATTGGGACCCGAGTTTTCATTTATAAATTCACTAATAATAAGATTATTTTTTTCTTCTTCTTCTTCATATGCCTTTTTTTGTTCTTCAACATATGTCATCAATTTTATAAGTTCATCTGTTTCTTCACTTATGTTTTTCCTATTTTCTTCAAGGAGAATTAATTTGTCTCGTAAGGAACTAACATCTTTATCATCATTTAATGTTGGAAGGTTTGTAAAATATTCTTTTGCCTCATCACGAATTTGTTTCAACTCCTTAATTTTTTCTGACTCTGCTTGTGCTAGTTGCTGGTCTTGTGCTTGTGCTTGTGCTTGTGCTTGTGCTTGTTCTTGTGCTGCTCTTAGTGAGTTTGCCTGCTTTTCTAATTGTTTTTTTCCTTCTTCTAATTGATCTACTTGTGCTTGTGCTTGTGCTTGTGCTTGTGCTTGTGCTTGTGCTTGTGCTTGTGCTTGTGCTTGTGCTTGTGCTTGTGCTTGTTCTTGTTCTTGTGCTGCTCTTAGTGAGTTTGCCTGCTCTTCTAATTTTTGTTTTCCTTCTTCTAATTTATCTACTTGTGCTTGTAGTTCTTTTAGTGAGTTTGCCTGCTCTTCTAATTTTTTTTTTCCTTCTTCTAATTTATCTGATTGTTCTTGTGTCTCTGCTTGTGTCTCTGCCTGTGATTGTGCTTGTGTTGCTCTTAGTGACTTACTCTGCTCTTCTAATTGGTTTTTTACTTCTTCTAATTTCTTTGTTTGATCACGTAGTGTTTCTTGATTTTTTAAAATATTCCTTTCATATTCAGCATCACTCATATCAGCGGACTCATAAAAATTATCCTTATCATCATCACTGTTTTCGTCTAGTTCTTGTTCTAGTTTTTGTTGATTGGGACTAAATAGAGATTTAACACCATCAACCACCCCATTCCACACCCCCACTCCACCCTTTAATGACAATGATAAATTTGTCTTATCTAAGAATGGTTTAAATGAATTAATATATAAATTATCTAAAATTATAATTCGTTCTGTTGATGAAGAATTTTCAATACCTAATTCGGTCATTGTTTGTTTTTTTATTATTTCATTTACATATAAAAAAAGATATAATCTAAATAAAATTTGATAATTTAAAGTAAAACTTATATTATTTGATATATATTTTATTTTATTATTCAATTCAATTAGGGATTTTAAATAATTATCATAAATAATTTGTGTTTTATTATTATCATCGTCAATCCCTCCTCCAAAAAATAAATTATTATCTTCAAATAGATTATCATAATCTATGGAAATATCATTTGTTTTCTTCGGCACCGTCACAACTCCAATTTCTGAATTATATTTTTTTATTTTACGCATGTAATCAGATATTAATAAAGTATATGATATATTTTTTTTTCTATTTAGGTAATCTTCCTTAAGCATATCCCCAGAAGAACTATTAAAATTATAATTATCAAACATTTTTTGTATTTCTTCAGGGTCATCAAATTGTTCTTTTATTGATTCATCATCTTTTAGACTTTCTAATTCTGTTTTTTGTGAATTTTTTATTGTAATATCGCCTTTAAATATTTTTTTTGAATCTGTTTCTCTTTTTTTTTTTAAATCTTGTATTTGTTTTATTTTTTTTTCATATAATTCGCATAAATTTTTTTTATAGTTTATAATATTACCAGGAATTTGTATTTTTCCTTT